ACTATATTTCTAATGGAGTTATTAATAGCATCTTTAGCAAGTGCTTGAACATTACGCACTGTAGTAAAGCCATCGCCTGCTGTATCTAACGTCACTTCGTTTAAACGAACAAGAAGTTGGTTGACCAGTGTTATGTAAGTTGCCATAAAAAAATCCCTTAGATAAGCTTAAAGGGGCAAGTTTCCCTGCCCCCTAAGTTAGTTATGCAAGTGCATCACGATCTACTTCATTAGCAGTACCGTCATTACCTATATCTGTGCAATCCATCATCCATGCCCAAATTCGGATCTTGCCTGTAGTAACAGCACCACCAGACAATGTTGCAATTGTCATGTCGATGTTGTCATCAGCTACAGCCATTAATGGTTGGAATGCCGCAGGGTTCTGTGCAACTACTGCTGCTGCAGATGTACCATCAAATCCATCTACAAAACAATCGGCATCAGCCCCTGTTCCTAGATCTAGAGTTAATGTAGAACCGTCAGAAGCTGTATCAACTTCCATACCTGCATTAAGGATCATAGTTCCTTTTTTGACAGCAATTACTGGAACGACATCAGATGCTGCAAGAGCAGAACCTTTGTCAGACAAAGCAGTTGCTAGATTCAAAACAGTTTGAACCATGTAGGGTTTTCTACCTGGGTTAGCATTGGCTCCCCGAGCAGACTGAAGTGTATTATCACCTAAAGCCATAATTCAATCTCCCCTTACGCTGCGTTAAATTTAGCAGTTACGATTGCTTCTGGACGAAGAATCTTTCTGCCGTATAGATGCATACCACGAACGATGTCAGCAAAGCTGTCAGGGTCACGATATGTTTCAGTCTTACTGATCTGCTCGGCAGTTGCTACTGCTGAGTCATGACCTGCAACGATCACACCAAAGTTAGTGTTTTGGTTTGCAGAACCTGCAGTTCCTGAACCTGTACCTACGTGAGGAAGGTTTGAGGAAGTATAGAGTCTGAAGCCATGCATGTTGTTCAGTACTAGACCATTACGTAGAGCACCTGATTCACCGTAATCAGCGTTTAAGAATCGAGAATCCTCATCGGCTAAGATTTCCATGAACACGGGGTCAACTACGAGCCACCTACCTTGTGAATCAACTTGTTGTTGATCCAACAAACGTTTCATGCGTGATATAATCATCGCAGGAGAAACAGTTGCTGTTGGTAGTGCAGTTGCACCTGGTAAACGTGCTGCTACAGGAATTGAATGATCTCCTGCAGAAGACGTTGTGATGTTACCAAATGAAGACTTGATAAGTTTCATTGAAGATAACAACTCGTCTGAACCTGCTGTTGCTACAGCTTTTGAACCATTTGTTTGGTCATTAACTGTGTCAGCATCAGTGTGTAGTGCAGACTGTTTATAACCTGATAGATAGCCAAGAACTTCTTGGTCATGCTGATCAGCTAAACGATATGCTGCACGATTAGTAGCAAGATCCATAAAGTTGACATGTGAATGAGCTTCCTCAATATCGTCAATCTTAAAAGCATAGTAGTTAGCTTTATCAACGACTAGAGAGAAGTCTTCATCGTCAAGATCTTGTGCATTGACCTGTGTTCCACGAGCATATGCGCTCACTGAAATTTCAGGTTCTTTGATGATTTTCACCGTATCACCTTGGGCAGCTATCTCCCCAAAATAATCTGAATTGGTGATGTCACCACATACTGTACTCTTGCGGAATGCAAGTTGTACTTTTTTGGAGTATATGATACTGGAAAAGTTACCGTTAGGTAAGTTACCGTATCCTCCTGCTGTTGTAAAAGCCATGATAAAATCCTCCTGATATTTGGCTTGAATTAAGCTTAAACATCTAAAAGGGGCTGTACGTTTTCTAGGGTGCAGTTAATATTTACTTGCGCTAGCAAATACCACTGGGCCTATACTTGTCCAGGTAGTTCTTCTTAGTTTAGACTTCTTATGAATTTGAGTATGACAAAAGGTAGTCAAAGTGAGGCTTTTGTCAATATACCCATAGTTATACTGCTGAAAATTGATTTGTCAACAGTTTTATCTAGCTTTGCCAGATACATCGTAAACAAATTTACCCGAACGGATAGCTTTGTTGATTTCGTCAGATCGTTCTTCAAACTCCATATCGGACATTTTTGCAACTTCTGACTCACGAATTGCGTCATTTGCATCTTCTACATCTACTTGTGTCTTAGTACGTTTAGTTACAGTAGAAGCTGCATCTTTTGCTTTTGCTTTCTTTGCACTCTTAGTTAAACCCTTGTCTACTTTGTATAGATCTATAACACGAACTACAGAAGCAGGGTCATCTGAGTTTTCATATAGTGCATCTTGTACCCATTTAGGTTGTTCTTCAACCCAAGTATGAAACTCTTCGGATGCACGTAGGTCATCAAAGTCTTCATGAGACTTACGTATAACACTTTCAGCTTTAGTTCTTTCAGCTTCTGTTTGAATCTTATCAAACTCTTGCATACGAGCTTCAGCTTTACTAAACATCTCTTGAGCTTTTTTAGCAGCAATAGTTTCTACAATACCTGCTACGTCTGGATACTCTTTAGACCATTCTTCTATATCTTCATCAGACTTAGGTGGTACAATAGATTCTTTTTCTAATCGTTTTTCAAAGGCTTGAAACTTTTCGTCCCATTCCTTTTCTTTATCTTGCATGTGGCGTCTTAGATCACCGTAACGCTTTTTAAACGATTTTTCTTCAGCAGATAACGTTTCTTCTTTAACTTCTGTATCGGCCTCTTTTTCTTTGGAAGCTTCTTTTTCTGGTTGCTGTTCTTCGTCTTCTTCTCCACGTTGTTCAGCTTCAAGTTTACGAATCTCCTCTTCTTCAGCTTCCATTCGGTTACGTTTCTTTTCGTGATTGTAACCTCTGTCTACAAATCCTGCTGTCTTTTGTGTTTCTACTTCTGCTAGTTCAGGCATATTTTTTCCTTTTCTGTTGGGGTCAGCCGAAGCTGAGTAGCCTTATTATTTTTTCTTTTTGCCTTTGGTCATTAGACCACCTTTGTTAAAGATAGTTCCAGAGCTTGTCGTAGAACTTTCATTTGTATTTGATGGAGGTTTATCACCTGCTTTAGCTTGTTTACCTGATACTGTAACTCCTGTGGTATCTTTTACAGCCTTTGCTCTATCAGAAGAATTCATGTTATCAAATCTTCCTGATTTTGCAGGGGCTTGCCCTTTTCCAGTGCTACCTTTACTAATTCCTGCATTAGATACTTTAGGTTTTACCTCTTCGTTAATATCAGGTATATTTTTAAAACCATCTACTTCATACTGATATTTTGCTACGTTGTTAGCATGTTTGTTTGCTGTTGGGAATATTTGATCAAGAAAATTTATTAAACCCCCCGCTTGTTTTTTATACTCCATAATTTCTTCGCCAATTGTTTCAGCCAGGTCATCATGACCTCTGGCATCTGCAATGATTTGAGCTGCTTGCATATCCTGTAAGTTTTTTAATCCTTTACCTACTTGAAATGCTGCTACTAATGCTGGACCTGTTGAACCTAAAAGCATATAACCTGCACCTTGTAAAAACCTACCAGTACTAGAGTCTATGTTACCACTTTTAGCATCGTCTACAAACTTTCTAATAGAAGCAGGGTCGTCCCAATTTACCTGTGCTCCCCAAGGTTTATCTTCTTTTTCCTCTCCACCTGGAGGTGTTATTGTAGGATTACCACCACCACCACCTCTTTTAGATCTATACATATTGTATTCAGCTAGAGTCATAGTGTATTTATCGGCTATTGCTTTTTTTCTTTCTACTTCACTATTTACAGTTCTAGTCTGACCAGATGTATTATATAAGGTAATAGGAGTAAAAGCTTTAACTTCAGTTTGTTGTACACCCTGATTATTATTAGTATTACCAGTAGAGTCAAATATTGTAGAACCTAATGGAATACCTGTGTAATTTTGATCTATAGCAGCTTTTCCTTGATCTAGAAAATCCTGTCCGACTTGAGCTGATGTTTTACCACCTAACATATCAGCCTCTACATCACCACCCCCATACATCATTACTGGATTACCTACAGCTTTAGCAGGTGGTTGTTCAAGAAGTTCTTGTTGTGCTTTGTAAGCATTTACAGAACCCCCTTGAGACATACCCATCATCTCTTGTATAGCTTGCATTTCTTCTGGAGATAACTCTTCGGTATTCATTGGTCCACCTGCAGGTACAGGTTCTCCGCCTATTCTACCATTCATTTCCATCTCTTGCAAGCCCATTTTTGCTCTTTTTCGCAAATCTTCAAAAAACTTTACACCATAATAACGAACAACATCAGCAGGAACTACATACTCACCATCAGACAGCTGTGCAGGTATATCATCTCGTACTTCCTCAGCCATAGAACCTGACGG